AAATCCAATCCTATAGATGCACCATCATGTGTCTTTCTATAAGAGTTTATAGGATTATGATCTGTAACTATAATCAAACTAAAACGGGAACACGTTTCTCTAACTATTCTAATTTGTTTAACATTACCTTCGTAGACTCTACTGTATGAAAATCTAAATCGTTTCTTCCCTTTGTTAATTGTTAAACAATTACCATTCAGGGTAAAACCACCTTGTTTGAATACAAAAGAATTGAATTTCTCCGGTGATTTAAACTTAGGAGGTCGTTTAGCCAACTTCTTAAAGAAACGATTATAAGATTCATCAAGACGTTCAAGTATTTCTTGTGTTGTTTGAGAATGAAGAAGATTTCTTTTAATTCTTTTGGCAAAATACTTCTTCATTTTACCAACTGAGATATATTTCCCAAACAGTTTGTGATACCTACGTTGTAGCGCTAAAGCATGATTCCATACGAAACAACATTCTCGAAGTATCTTGTCAAGATACTTCGTTTTCTTTGAATGATAGATGTTGTATTTGTAGGAAATCATTTTTTTATCTGTAATTTTGATTCAAAATTAATCAAACCAATTCATCCACCTTCTAAAGTATGGTGGTTTTGTTGGTTAAATAATCATAAAAAGTATGGAAAAAGTTTTTATAACTAAATATGCCTTAACAGAAGGCATATTGGAAAAAGAAGCGGAAATATGCGATTATGGACATGAAATAGCATACGTGAAAGGGGAATTTTCAAGTTATTCTTTAGGTAAAGAAGCTTTTAGGACAAGAGAACAAGCTATGGAAAGAGCCGAGAAGATGAGATTAAAAAAGATCGCTTCTTTGAAAAAACAGATAGAAGCATTGGAAAAGATGAAATTTTAAAAAGAACTAAGTCATGGATAACGAGTATGTCTACTACGATAAGCCAACACCTAAAGAGCCTATTTTACTGGATGAAATAGAAGCCAGCCTCCCGATGTGGGAAAATAAACCACCGGCATGGAAAGGTTCTTCTTCCAAATCCGGAAGAAGCGAAAAACAGATCAAGAAAGATCGTAAGAAGAAGAAAATGAATAAGCGTAATCATAAAAAATAACTAATAAAAAGATGAAAGTTAAAAAGTTACTGATAGGACGACTATATAAATGTACCTATCCTAACAGGGAAGGTGAATATGTATATGTCGGTGAGCATCTGATTGGGTATTGTTTCAATGGATGTGGAGGAAATCGAAACATAGCCATGAGTGAAAGAATGGTTGAAAAGCACATCCATGAGACGGATTAAGCTCAAATCACGAAAGATATTAATTTAACAAAAGAAAAAATGAGAAGAGATGATATTGAAAAAGCAGCAACCCAACATGCTAATATGATAGGTTGGGATCATGATCCGGAGGAAACAAGAGGACTGTTTGCCTATTCATTCGAGAAAGGTGCAGAATGGCGTATCAACTCGGCGTGGCATAAACCGAACGACGTAGCTGAACCGGGAAAGGATTGTTTGGTGGAACACATGGATAGAGATGGAAATGTCTGCATTTGTATTGATTGGCGTTCTGAACATGAATGGGTAAAATCTTGCCATTACGACAAGATTTTAAGCTGGGCATACATTAGTGATTTATTGCCTACTTAATGTTAAGTAATACATTTTTTCATAAGATCATGACCGACAGAGAGCTTCTTGAAGAAAACAATAAAATACTAAAAGAAATTATAAATTTTGTAAGGAAAGTTGATTCTGTTGAATACAGGGATCATCAAGACTTTATGGAATTTCTTAGAAATGTGGCAGCCGATATATGGGTGGAATATACGGAGCCCGAACAAAGAGGTAGATTGTTTAATTTAATAAATAAAAAGAAATGAAAACAGTTTTTGATTTAAGCAGAGATGAGATTGTGTCATTGACATGCAAAGAGATATATCTGTATATAGACAAAGAGCTTGCTGGTAAAGGTATTCCAATTGAAGCTAGAAACTGGAATATAAAGAACAAAAAAGAAGTCGTGTATCCAAGAACTGGAGTTCCAGTATTTATGTTAAAAGATATCGGCATCGGTTTTAGAACCATAGAAGGTGCAACAGAGGTGGCTAATTTGCTTATTAAATATAATGCATTTAAAATGGAATCAAAGTTTCTGATAGGATCGTATGAGCAGTTTTGGATCATAAATGGAAGTGTTTGCCCAGCCATTACAGGAGAAGCGGGATATAGCAAGGAAGAGTTTGATAAGGTAAACAAGGAAAACAAAGATCCAGAATTGGAAAGTATAAATTCTTTCAATGATACTGTGAAAAAAGCCAATGAAATCAAAGACAGGGTATTGAAATACGTGTACAACATAAAACAAGAACGTTCATACAACAATGACCTGGTTGGTATCTTTGAAAGGTATAAAGATATAGCAGACGGTGACATGGAGGTAGCTATGAATTTTATCAAGGAGGCCTATCCATTCAACGAAGAAACAGAGTCGTTTATCAGAAAAAAGTTTGACATGCCTATACCGGACGAATCAAAAGAGCAGTAATTAAGCTAAATTAAATCATTTTGAATCTTTTTTATTATCAAAAGACATATCTTTGTCCAAAAAAAAACAAACAGAATGGAAGAAAAAGAGATAAAAGAAGCTATGATTGAAGCCCTGACGCACTTAGAGGGGTGTAAGTATTTCGTGGCTACGATAGTAAATGAAGAGGAAAGAAGATTTGATATGAGCCAAAGAATGTCACAGTATCAATTGGCGTTAGTTATAAAAGGAATCTTATCTAATAATGAAATGATGATGATGGACGTTTTGCAGTGGTGTTCTGAAAGATTTAAAAATAGTATAGAGAAAGGAAAGAAATCAACTAATTAAATATTAATACAATGAATCGCTGGTTTGAAATTACGGTAAAAGCCGAGATTGATAATATCGAGAACGGCAAAAAAAAGAAAGTAACTGAAAAGTATTTGGTAGATGCCTTGTCTTATACAGAGGCAGAATCAAGATCTTTGGAGATCTTTAAGGATTTGTACAATTCTTTCGAGGTTGTAAAAATTAATCCTATTAAAGTGTCGGAAATCTTCTTCAACGGAGAAGCTGAGTACTGGTATAAGTGTAAGGTGAATTACATTACACTGGATGAAAAGAAAGGTAAAGAAAAGAAAACGCCATGCTATATGTATGTCCAGGCCGGTAATCCCAAGGATGCCGAAGCTGTGTTGACTAAAGGCATGCAGGGCACGTTGGGCGACTGGAATTGTGAGTCTATTGCAGAAACGAAAATCATTGAAGTGTTTAAATATGATCTGCAAAAAGGCGTAGAAAAATTGGGAGAAAAGAAAACTGATGAGTGATGTTGTTTCCCGTGTAGCACTTGCGACAGCAATTGTATTATTGGTAGTGGCAGGTGCTACTTTGCTGATAGTGATTAAGACAGAAGAGGTGCCAAGATGGTTAATGAACTTACCATATACGTTATCTTTAACGGCGGTATCCTTTTCAATTATATCACTTTTATCGAAATATAAAAAGTGGAAAAGAAATTATACGTCTGCAAAAGATGCGGACGAAAAGTGATGATAAGAAGTCATGGCTTATGCCAGGCTTGCAGGAGCAAAGAGTTGACTCCGAAGAAAAAAAACAGAATTACATCCATTAAAAACAGCAGCAAGAAGAAAAAGTTAGAGAACCCGGATTTATCCGGGTTTTTTCGTCTTATGTTGGAGGAGTTGAGTACTATTCGAATGTCTATGACTGGTAAAGCTATTCATTTTCCTACAGTATGTAACGTCTGTCACATACTTCCGAAAAGGTTATATAAGTCGGTTGCCACTTGCAGGGATAATATAGTTTTCCTTCATGAATCAGAGCATACGGTATTCGACATGTATCTTGACCGGATGGAATTTGATAAACTTGAAACAGAATTTCCTTTTGTGTGGAAGTATGCGGTAAAGAAGGTACTGGATATGGAAAGCAGGGGGATGATTAAAGAAAGAGGTAGATTAATTATTGAAATAATTGACAGATATAACCCCAAATAGTATTTGAGAGAGCAGCCGCAGATATTGATGAGACTGTAACTGTGTTGTATTATGTTAAAGAGGAATTAATTGAGAAATTGCGATGATAGAACAGAAAATAAAAATATTGACAGATTTAGGGTTTGTCCCTATGGTGGAGGGAGAAGGAAATACGTTGTTTAGAATGAACGATGTTGTGATGTCGGTATCAGATCCTAATCAAACACCAGAGCAATTGAAAAAAGAGGTTATGTCTTTAATAAAAAACAAAGACATAGCAGAAAGAGGCGGACAGGTTCCAGTAGTTAAAGAGCCGACGCCTGAGCCAGAGCAGACCCAAGAAGAGGAACCGGAAGCTCCGGCAGAGGAAGCCGCTCCTAACCCTGGAGAAGAAGATTCGAATCCGTTTACAGAAAATCAGGAAACGTTGGAGCCGTTTTATATCTGCGATGAGTTGAAGAAGATTGAGACTCCCAAATTCGTAAGATTGACATTAGACGATAATCGTTTTTATGTAAGGAAGATGGATGATGGGACGGCCAAAATATATGCTTCAGTAACAACTTTAATCAAAGATGGGTATGTAGATGATAAGACCGCACTTCAGGAATGGAAGCAAGAGATGAAGATGCTTGGTCGCAATCCGGAAGAGGTGGCACAGTATGAAGCTGACAGGGGAACGATCATGCACTATCTGTACGGATTGTACCTAACAGGTAGAGATATGGTCTTAAATCGAAGCTTTGTAGTTAAGACAGTGCAAGAAGGCAAGCTGAAGATATCTAAGAAAAATCTTGATCGGTTTTTTAACAGTATTGATGATCTTGATGATATGATTGTCAGAATTATGAAGTTTGCCAAATTTTGTTCGGAGTATAAGGTTAAGCCGATGATGATTGAAAGAATATTGTCATTAGAGGACTATTTGGTAGCTACGCCGATAGATGCGATGGTTAAAATGACATTCAAATACAAAGAAGAAGGTTATTTTGGAGCCGTGTATCAAAGGGCCACAGGGCAGTTCAAAAAAGGTGATCCGAAGAAGGAGGTAAGAGACGTGGAGAAGGAAGAAGTGGTTATTCTCGACTTTAAATCAGGGGGAATATGGGAATCATACGCATTTCAATTAGAAGCTGAAAGAAGAATGGTTAAAGCATGGTATGGGATTGATGCACGTATTATGAACTTTTCTCCAAAAAGCACGAGCAGCAAAGGATATACGTTGAAAGAATGGACAGAAGACAGTATAGCACTTGAAAAGGCGGACTGCGTGTTCCAGCAAGGTATGTTGAATCACCTTAGAAAAGATAAGAAGTTCAAAGTGAGAAAAGGAGTGTTGAATATTAATAAACCATACAATGAAGAGGATCATACGGTTGTATATGATATTGCAGAGGAAATGTCTAAAAGATTCATAATATAAGGATCATGAAAAGAAAAATTAGAAGAACAGGAGAGATAATAGACGTAATCACCTTCAGCGGCTCAACTATGAGAAGCGACCATGACAGAATACAGTTCTATGGTAATAATAGGAATGTGATAAGTGAGAGTTTAAATTATTATCTCGATACCCTTCCTGTGGATGATGAAAACAAAGATGTAGATTGGGAACAACGTAGATTCGATCTTGTTAAGGCTTATTCTATTGAGTTTATCAAAATGCAAAATAGAAAAGGAGAGATAGATTGCGGAGTATATGTACCAGATGTGGTGTCATGGTCTATAACTATAGCAGATAGAGTCATAGAGGCAATGAGAGGAGTTGAAAATGCTTGATTTTAGAAAATACGAAAACGTACCTCGGTTTCAACTTGACCGCAGACCTGGCAGGAGCCGACTGAAGCTAACCTGCCCGGCTTGCGGGAAAAGCCGGTGCCTTACTCCTTATATTGATGTGGCAACAGGTCAGGTTGTCGGCAACGAGTTTGGAAGATGCGATCATGAACGGACTTGCGGTTACGACAAACGGCCTACCGGCAAGGATGTAGGTGACAAAGATCTTTGGATTTCTGGGAATAAGTGTATAAGAGCTTATCGTCCTCCTGTAAATCCTGACGTTGTAAATTACATACCTTTTAGCGAGTTTGAGAGGACTGTAGTTCCAGACGATAGAAACACCGTATTTAGATTTTTATCGTCTCTATGGGGAAAAGAAAGGGTATCTGATGTATTCAGAAGGTATCATGTCGGAACAATGGACTTATGGGGATGGAAAGGATGTTGTATATTCTGGCAGATAGACAAAGATTTTGTATGTAGAACCGGCAAGATCATGGACTTTTATATAAAGACCGACAGCCAGGGGAATGAGATTGATGTAAAAAGAGTGAAAGAAAAAGACGGTGACAATGAGCGGCCTCATGTCATGTTTTATCACTCGTTGCATGCAAGAGACTTCTTGTTTAGACAATGCCTGTTCGGAGAACATCTTCTAAGCCAGTATCCGGATAAGGTGGTTAATTTGGTGGAATCAGAAAAGACGGCTATTATATGCGCTGTGAATAAACCGGATGAGTTATTTGTAGCTACCGGTGGGTTGCAGAATCTAAGGCCGGAAGTGATAGATGTTTTAAAAGATAGAAAGACTGTAGCTTTTCCGGACAAAGGACAAGCATTTGACACATGGAGTAAAAAGATAGATGGGATGATGATGAAGTCAAGGATAAAAGTATCGGACTATCTTCAAAATGTTGAAAATGTAGGGGACGGAGATGATGTGGCAGATTTGATAATTAATAACAAAGTAAAAGAGAAATATTATGAGCCTGGACGTTTATATTAAGAGCAAGAAGAAAGAAGAGGATCGTAAATGGGTTGCAAACATCACCCACAACATGAACAAGATGGCACAAAAAATATTCGTATCAGAAAACAAAGAAACACTATACGATTATGTTTGGAGACCGGAAGAATTGGGCAGGGAAATAGATACCAAAGAGATGGCGAAGATACTCACAAAAGGTATATATATTATGATCTCCAAGAGAAAGAGTCTTTTGAGATACGAACCGGAAAACGGATGGGGGTCTTATGATTCATTTCTTAAGTTTCTTATCGAATACAAAGAGGCATGTGAAGATAATCCAGGGTGTGTAATTGAAGCAAGTAGATAACAACATGGAAAATTATAAAAACACTTTAAACGAGGTAGTGGTGATCGAATCATCACCAGAAACGTATTTTGTTTACGCTATTCGTAATGCTATTCGTATCTCTAAATGTGCGTATCCTACAGCCAAGAAAGTAATTTTCAAAAGAGAGGACGTAGAGGTGGAGATCTCGGAAATGGAAACTGAAAGCAGTTTGTATGAAAAGTTTAAAGAGAAACAAAAGGATAGAGTATGGAACTCAATGTGCGGCAACAACGGATTTTAAGAGGCGAAATTTGCCCTTATTGCGGAAGAGAAACCGAGTTGGTCAATGCCGATAAAATATATAGCAGAAAAGGCTTAGGAATGGTTATGATGTGTAAACCATGCAACGCTTAT